TCCTCTATTGTGATAACCGGATCGCCTTCGATGGTAAGAGCGCCGCCGGCAGGATCGTCACCAAAAAGGCGGCTTCTGATTTCTTCCTCTTCATCGACTGATTTCATTTCACCTTCTGCCGCTTCAATCTCGATCTTGAGGGTTGCTCGCTCTTCAATTTCTTCAGCGGTCATTACCCTCTTTTCCGTTTCGGCTTTGGCTCTGATAGCCTCCATCTTGTCGAAGGCGGCTTTCATTCTGATCATAAATTTATTCATTGACTGTATCCTCCTTAATTCCTTTGATTTTACGATATAAACTGTCTTCCTCTGCTATGGCCGCAATGTCCATCGGGGCATCTCCGCCGATATCACCGTCCGTCGGGGCGGCTGGTTTATTCTCTTCCATCTTTCTCAATGCAACTGACGTATCGTTAAAGGCCGCATATACAACCGGGGACACGTCAAACACCTCTTCGACTTCTATGATTGTTCGCTTCACCGTGTTCTTGTCTGAGTAATCCCACTCATCTACGGCAACGGTAAAGCCGTAAGACGATTCCTTGATATCGCCCCGGTCAATGGAGGTCATAAGATCCCTGGCGCTCTGTGTATCCGGGGGGGTAATCTCATAATACAGGCCGTTATCATCTTCTTTCAAAATGAGAGTTCCGGCGCTCTGCCTTCCAAGTGGGATGGTATCGGTATCATGATTAAAAAGAGCCCTGGCATCTGATCTGGAAAGGGCCCTTTTAAAGGCGCCCTTGCGGACGTACTCAATAAACCCCATATCTTCTGATGGTTTATCGAACACAGAGGCATAGCCGACTATCTTTCGTGGGCTTCCATCTTCGGAGGTAATCGCTCTCAACTCACCTGTTTTTCTTTTTTCTCTGGTTTCTTTCATGGCCTTTGTCCTCTTTGTCCTTCTTTTTTCGCGTCTCATGTCGCTGAGAAACGGCAGTTTCATAGTCTCTTTTCACTGTTTCACCCCTGAAAGCACCTGTAAGTGTGCTATAAAGCTATCTCCAAGAGCCTTAATTTGCTGCTCGGCTATCGGTTGAGCGTCGCGGTCTGCCCATTCCACGCCTTCACCCCCTGCGTTTCTGGACTCAGATATGTAATCACCGGCAAAATCAGAGCAGAAAAGGCGCGTGAACCGTTCTATTTCGTCCTTAAAATCGTCATATTTCAGGCCATTTAGCTCTGATTCCATGCCGGTCATAGCCTCGGAAAAGCTCAGAAAGACCGGATTGACCTGCTTCTCGATGTATTCCGGGAAGCCCCTGTAAAATTCGTCAATGTCCCCGTCGTTCTTGCGGAGCCAGTTGACCCGCTGCGACTCCTGCCGGGTTATCCGTCCTATTGCATCAGAGAAGAGACGGAGGTAGGCGCCCTCAAGGCGTGAGCGGTAGGTGAGGCTGTTTTGTTGTACGGGGGGCGTTACATCCGCCTTATCTCCTGCTTCATCCAGGGGGACCATATTGAGAGGCACAAACCGCTTGTCGCCTTCCTTGCCTATAGGGTTCCAGTTCTCAAGCTCGCATATTTGATTGGGAGTAATCCCGCCAATCGGGAATAGGGAACTATAAAAAGCGGAACGCGCTGCCGTATCTCCACGCAAAAGACCATCAATCAAGTGTTCAAAGAAATATTCTCCCCTCATTTCAGGGGGGAGGAGCCACATGTTATAAGATTGCTCAAGTCTCACGAGCCAGGAGCGGAGCGTCTTTACCACATAGTCAAGGTTGAATTGTTCCGCGCTGGCATAAGTGGAAGCTTTGTCATATTCACCGTACATCTGAGGGGGGAGCCGGTATATCCGGGAACCGATTTCGATGTTGGTATAATTCTTTGATTCTATAAATTGTGCTTCATTGTTCGGTATCCCTATCTTTTCAATCTTCATCGACTCGGTCAAAAACATGATGCGATGTGCTTTGCCGAGGCCAGCGTACATTTCCGCGTAAGCCTTCCCCATGTTAGAGGCGGTTTCTGGATCAAATTTCCCGGGGTGAGAAATAACCGCTCCGGGGTGTATCCCATTTCCGAAGTAATCCTCCCCGAACTCTTCAAGAGATTTACCCAGCCCAATAGCTTCCCGCGCCGCCGCAATGGGGGAGTATCCTGTGAGGCCATTGAATGAGATGCCGGGAGTATGCAACACTCTTTCTTTAGGTAATATTACATTTTGCAATCCTGTTCCGGCCATGCTGATATGATACTCAATTTTCTTTTGTGCGTTCCGTTTCGGAGTTACCCGGTTGGGCGTGATCGGCCAAAGGGCTACCACTTGTGATCTTCCTATCAATCCCTTGCCGTATTCCTTTTCTGCGTAAGCGTTCCCCCACGCCAAGAGGTGCGACATAAATGTTTCACGGAAAGAGATAGCTGTCATTTCTGGATTAGGGGAGTCATGGAGAAGCTTATATAGCGGCTGGTCTGTGGCCTTGTCTCTTCCCTTCCCGTTGCGGCGGTGTAGGTGCAGGGGTAAAGAGGCTGTATCTTCCGAAAGGACTTTGATACAGCACCACACAACGGCAAGCTGCATCGCGTTCATTTCCGAAACAGAGGACCCGGACTTTGTTTTCATTCCGCCGCCGCCTCCGTAAAAGGAACTGCCCGGTTGATACCAGGAATCCGCTAATGCACCTGTAGCACCCATAGCCATTCTCTTTTCGAGATCCGCAATACTACCCATTCTTCGGTATCCTTATGATCCATCCAAGGCCCAAAAGCATAGAAACTGCGCCAGAAATAACCCATCCAAGCCACGGGAAGAGTTGATAAAATCCGTATCCGATAAAAGATAGGCCGCCATAAACAAGAACATCCCGTATATCGAAAGCACTCCACGCCTTCGACAATAGGGACTTGATAAAGTTGCCTATTTTTCTAATGATTCTCACCGCATAGCCTTCACCTACTGGTATATGGTTAGCGTACGGTGGAAGTGTCGCATATAAAATGGGGGTTGTCAAGGGTTAATTTATGCGTTGGCCAGCCGCATCCCTGGAGTGGGTTATCCCAGCGCCTTATGGCAATCCACACACACCAGAACCGACGTCTGTGTCGTCAACTCTTGCCCTGTCGGTGAGATGATTGCCGATATGTTACTCACCTTAATCACCTGCATGAAATACTCACAACCACATTCACATTTCTTTGGTGTCGCGCTCTCCATTTGTTTCGGGGTGAGCTGGATTTGCTGACCTGGCTTCGGATGTTGAAACTGTATCCCATTATCTCTTAATCGTTTTCCGTCTCCCATTGATAATCTCCTTTATCTTGTTGGTGTACTTATAAACTGCTTTCGTTTTCCCTCTCCTTTTGGTGTGGGCAATAACCATAAAGCCCAAATGATGCATTGCAGTTATGGCAAAGGATACGGAATCCTTCAGGGAAATTGTTCTTTATAAGCCAACCTACAATACACGACCCGTTTCCTATTTTTTTCCGATGCTCATTACCGTCGCCATTTATATGATCTATGGCTAAAAATTCATAACGACTCTCACCGCAACAGGCACACTTCCCGCCATAATGTTCAATACAACGTAGGCGCCTCGCCTTCTCCCATGCTTTGTGCTTTGGTTTCCTTTTAGCCCTGTAAATAGCTTCCCGTGCCAGAGCTTCCTCATAATTAGCTGCCCGCCCCTTAGCTTGGTGGATAGAATGGCAACCTCTACACCAACAACACAATCCCGATGGTGTACTCTTGTCATTTTGAAATTCCGATTTTGGTAATTTCCTTTTACACTTTGGGCAGAACTTTGTTATTGGCTTTTCTTTTGGGTCTGTCAAAATAATAGGATTTACAATGGGGACATCTTCGCACGTCAGGGATTCTCGGGAGCCATTCATAACCACACCTCAAACATTTTATTTTCACTACTTTTGTTTTCATGGTTACAGTGTACCCCCTCTAAGTAACAAAGTCAAGTGTATTTTTCAGTCTCTCCATTGATTCTCCCATTATTTTTCTCCTTTCAATTCCTTCTCAATTATCACCCGCGCCATTAAAAAGCCATTGAATCGATCATCTCCTGCTTAGACATCCCTTTGTAAGCTGACTCCTCCACGTCCCAAGTCATATCTCTTGCTTTCAGTCCTAAGCACATCGCGAGGGTGACCGCTCCATCAATGCGAAAACGACTGGCCGATTTATCTAGTTT